TGCAGAGCGCGGATTCATCGCCGAGAATGCCGACACAAGCAACACAGAACCGACAGAAACCGCAAGCAAAGAATTACCCGCAGTCGCCGACAGCGCCGCACACAGCGAAACTGTTGGGCTTATGGTGGAAGTTCCGCTTGAGGGTGCGGCGGTGGAGAACCTCACCAAGCTGCTTGACGCAAAAGGCGGTCTTATCCGCAGAGCCTTAGAGGTGGATAAGCTGCCGATTGAGGTCACGGACAGCACGGTGAAATTCTCGTGGTTCTCCGACTGCGGCGCTGACGAGTGCAAGGCATACACGCATTTTATTTCAGCACTCTGCGAACTCGCCGCAAATGCGAAGCGAGTAACGGCAAAGGAAAAGGAAACCGACAACGACAAGTACGCTTTCCGCTGCTTTCTCCTGCGACTGGGATTCATCGGTTCGGAGTACAAAGCAGAGCGGAAGATACTGCTGAGAAACCTCACGGGTTCATCGGCTTTCAGAAATGGAGGTGCTGCAAATGAAGTTCCCGAGTAAAGAAACAATCGAGCAGTACCGCCGAGAGTACCCAGTCGGCTGCCGAGTTAAGCTAATATCAATGGACGACCCGCAAGCTCCTCCGAAAGGCACAAGAGGTACGGTTCGAGGGGTCGATGACGCAGGAAATTTGCTCGTCCGCTGGGATAACGGCTCCGGGCTGAATGCTGTTCTCGGTGTTGATGTGGTTCGCAAAATCCGTGGCTGATATACACAATTTCTGCGTGTGTATTTCGTTCAATATATTGTGGTAAAACCGCTTGCTATATACTGCTTTTAGAGTTAATATGTGTACACCGAAAGGGAAATACACAAACGGAGGACACCACAATGAACGCAAAAACCACAAAGCAGATTGAAGAAATGATGAACCAGACCATAGGGGTCGAGGTTGAAATGAATAACATTACAAGAACAAAAGCCGCGCAGCTTGCCGCCGAGTTCTTCGGAACAGGCAGACACGAGCACACCGCAGGTCGCAACGGTTACGATACCTACTCCGCATGGGACGGCGAGGGTCGCGAGTGGAAGTTCCAGAAGGACGTGAGCATTGCGGGACCCGACAGCGAAAAGTGCGAAATGGTTACCCCGATTCTCACCTACAAAGATATTGAAACCCTGCAGGAGCTTATTCGCAGGCTGAGGAGAGCGGGCGCGAAAAGCGATGCAACAAGGGGCTGCGGAGTTCACATTCACATCGGCGCCAAGGGTCACACGCCGCAGAGCCTGCGAAACCTCGCAAACATAATGGCGAGCCACGAAAGCCTTTTAGCAAGCGCCTTGAACCTCGACAGAAGCCGCATGAACCGCTACTGCCGCACGGTCAGCAAGGATTTCCTGCTGGAACTCAACCGCAAAAAGCCGAAAACCATGGCGGCGCTTGCGGACACCTGGTACGGCAGTCAGAATGCGGATTACGGCAGGTCGGCGCACTACAATGAAAGCAGATATCATATGTTGAACCTCCACGCAACCTTTACAAAAGGCACGATTGAATTCAGACTTTTCCAGTTTGACGCTCCCTCGGGTGACAAGAAAAACGGACTTCACGCAGGTCAGCTGAAAAGCTACATTCAGCTTTGCCTGGCGCTCAGCCAGCTTGCAAAGCAAGTCAAGACCGCAAGCGCAAATCCTCAGCAGACTGAAAACCCCAAGTACGCAATGAGAACATGGCTTTTACGGCTCGGCTTTATCGGCGATGAATTCAAGACCGCAAGGGAACTTTACACCAAGCGGCTCGATGGCGATACGGCTTTCCGCAACGGCAGGCCGCAGTAAAGCAGGAATCAGCTTCCTGCCCCCAACTCCCCCACAGCGTGGGGCTTTTGGTGGTAGAAAGGTGATTCTTATAAACCGCACCTTTCAGAAAGGACGGATTTCAAATGAAAAAGTATTACCTAGCCTACGGCAGCAACTTGAACATTCGGCAAATGGCGCTGCGTTGTCCTACGGCAAAGCCCGTGGGGACTGCGGTTATCGAGGATTACGAACTGCTTTTCAAAGGCAGTAAGACAGGCTCCTACCTCACCATCGAACCAAAATCGGGAGCGGAAGTTCCTGTTGCAGTCTGGTCGGTCGAACTTGCCGATGAAGAACGGCTTGATGTGTACGAGGGGTTTCCGACCTTTTACTACAAGACCGAACTTGAACTGCCCGTGAGGTACTTCTCAGGCAAGACCGTACTCAGAAAGGCTTTCGTGTACATCATGCATGAGGAACGGCCGCTGGGCTTGCCGAGCGGTTCGTATGTTCGGACTTGCCTTGAGGGCTATAGCAACTTCGGTTTTGACGAGAGCATTCTTCTCGCAGCGCTGAACAACAGCAGGAGGGTCGCAAATGAAATCGGATAACGAAATAGGACTTCGCCCCTGTCCATGTGTTTGCCTTTAATGCGGCGCGTCCGTGCGCCGCTAGGGCAAACACTTTGCAACATCGTGTTGCACTCTGTGGGGCGCAGTACGGCGGTGTTCCCGCTCTTTCGAGAAAGTACCCCAACACATATATCTGCCCGGATTGCGGCACACGGGAGGCCTTAGATAGCATTGGGGTTTCCACAGACGAACAGGAGAAAATTCTCGGCATTATCCATCAGAATACGCACAATTCTGACCGCTGATATTTGTGTAGTATATTATCCGAAAACCGCTTGCTATAATGCGGCTTTAGAGTTAATATGTGTACAACAAAAAACACATGGAGGAAAAGATTATGTGGAAACAGGGTGCGATTGGAGTTAAGGACGAGAACGGCAGAATGGTTTCGGTAAGCTACTGGATAAAGCATTACGAAGAGCCAAGCGAGGAATACGGAATCAGCGGCGGTAGAATTTCCAAGCTGATGTTAAAGCAGGACGGCAGGGTCGTTTACAATTACGACCGGGGCGATGATGTTGAACCCCAGACCCCCGAAGCCGAAAAGGCGCTTGCAATACTGATACACGAATACAACTAAACACTTGCGAAAGCCGCCTGCGGGCGGTTTTCCTCGTTCTGGGGGTGATGATATAAGAAAGCTGAAAAAGTACAAGCCGACAAAGTTCAAGCTGAAATCCTCGGCTTACGATAAATCCGCTGCGGATTATGCCGTGGCTTTCATTGAAAACCTCTGTCATACCAAAGGCACATGGGCTGGAAAGCCGTTCGAACTAATCGACTGGCAGGAGCAGATAATCCGGGATTTGTTCGGAACGCTGAAGCCGAACGGTTACCGACAGTTCAATACGGCATACATTGAGATACCGAAGAAGCAGGGCAAATCCGAGCTTGCCGCCGCTGTTGCGCTGCTCCTCACCTGCGGTGACGGTGAGGAACGAGCCGAGGTGTACGGCTGCGCTGCTGACAGACAGCAGGCGGCTATCGTGTTCGATGTGGCGGCGGATATGGTGCGTATGTGTCCTGCGCTGTCAAAGCGAGTGAAGATTTTAGCATCACAGAAGCGGCTGATATACACACCGACAAATTCTTTTTATCAAGTGTTGTCTGCTGAAGCGTACAGCAAGCACGGTTTCAATATTCACGGAGTCGTTTTTGATGAGTTGCACACACAGCCAAACCGAAAGCTGTTTGATGTAATGACCAAAGGCTCTGGTGACGCGAGAATGCAGCCGCTGTATTTCCTTATAACTACCGCAGGAACTGACACTCACAGCATTTGCTACGAAACGCATCAGAAAGCCAAGGATATAATTGAGGGTCGAAAAATCGACCCTACTTTTTATCCCGTGATTTACGGCGCTGATGAATCCGATGACTGGACTGACCCGAAGGTGTGGAAAAAGGCAAATCCGAGCCTTGACATTACGGTCGGTATCGACAAGGTCAAAGCCGCTTGCGATTCCGCAAAGCAAAACCCCGGCGAGGAGAACGCTTTTCGGCAACTCCGCCTGAACCAATGGGTAAAGCAGGCGGTTCGTTGGATGCCGATGGAGAAATGGGACAAGTGCGCATTCTCCGTTGACGAGGACGAACTGGAGGGGCGCGTCTGCTACGGTGGGCTTGACCTTTCTTCTACAACAGATATTACAGCTTTTGTTCTCGTGTTCCCTCCGATTGATGAGGAAGATAAATACATCATCCTGCCATACTTCTGGATTCCCGAGGATAATCTGACCTTGCGTGTAAACCGCGACCATGTTCCTTATGATGTGTGGGAGCGTCAGGGTTACCTCCAGACCACCGAGGGCAACGTGGTTCACTATGGTTTTATCGAGCAGTTCATTGAACGGCTCGGCGAGCGTTTCAATATCCGAGAGATAGCTTTTGACCGCTGGGGTGCGGTGCAGATGGTTCAGAACCTCGAGGGCATGGGCTTTACAGTCGTGCCTTTCGGACAGGGGTTTAAAGATATGTCCCCGCCGACCAAAGAACTGATGAAACTGGTGCTTGAACAGAAGATAGCCCACGGCGGTCACCCGGTTCTGCGGTGGAATATGGACAATATCTACATTCGCACCGACCCTGCCGGAAACATCAAGGCTGACAAGGAAAAGTCCACAGAAAAGATTGACGGAGCAGTAGCTACTATTATGGCGCTTGACAGGGCTATCCGCTGTGGAAATGACCACAGGGCGAGTGTTTATGATGAAAGAGGGCTGCTATTTGTATAAATGCAATAAAAAAACTCACAACTTGCAAGGCTAGATTTGGTGTTGTATACGAAAATGATGGATAATGGGTGGATTGAGGGTATTAGTGATTGACTTATTCGCTATTATTTGATATCATGTGCATAGTGAATAACTCATTTACTATGAGAAAGAGAGGAAAAACTTATGGATCGTGTTCAGTTTTATCCTAGCCCTGCATTAGCAAACCTTCTTAAATCAGATGCGTCCAGCAATGGAGTAAGCGTTAGTCAGTTTGTTACAGATCTGCTCGAAAAATACTACGGTATCTCGGCTAAAAAAAGTATTTCAATCACACAGTTAACAGCAATAGTACTGAAAGAGGTAGAAGGATACGTACAGAACAATAAAGCCGGAGGGAGATTTGACCTCTATTCTGCTTCGGCAACTTATAGAAATATCGAAATGACATGCGGGAAAAAACCTAGCACCATTCGCGCTTCTATAGGTCGAAGCTTTTCGAGTAAGATCGGAACCACACCCTTCCAGAACGTAAAGAAATGCCTCGACAAAGGCAAGCAGGTGCTTTCTAGAAATAATGCACTTGTTTATGAGATTTTTTAGAAAAATAATACATATAGAGTTATTCACTAAAAGCATCTGTCAGCAATGGCGGGTGCTTTTCTTATGCCTAAAATCCAGGAGGATAAATTCTTATGAAACTTTTTTCAAGTCTATTCCATTCAAGGGACAAGCCCAAAAACAGTATCGCCGGCAGCGCCTACCGCTTTTACATGGGCAGTTCTACTGCGGGAAAGAACGTCACCGAGCGTTCCGCAATGCAGATGACCGCCGTGTATTCCTGCGTTAGAGTGCTGTCGGAAGCTGTGGCGGGACTACCGCTGCACGTCTACAAATACCGTTCGGACGGCGACAACATGGACGTTGCTGCCGTTTGCCCCAAGCGCGGCATGGACGCCGCGCAACAAAGGCAAACAGGCGGTAAGGAGAAAGCAATCGACCACTCCTTGTACCGCCTGCTTCACGATGAACCGAACCCCGAAATGACCTCGTTTGTTTTCCGAGAAACTCTTATGACGCACCTGCTCCTCTGGGGCAACGCATATGCGCAGATTATCCGCAACGGAAAGGGCGAGGTCATTGCTCTGTACCCGCTTATGCCGAACAGAATGACCGTTGACCGTGATTCAAGCGGCAGGCTGTATTATAAATACTACCGTGGTTCAGACGAGGCAATCCGCAGCAAGGAATACGAGTTTATTCTCTCGCCGGGCGATGTGCTGCATATCCCAGGGCTTGGCTTTGATGGGCTTGTGGGTTACTCGCCTATTGCAATGGCGAAGAACGCTATCGGTCTTGCCATTGCGACTGAGGAGTTCGGCGCTAAGTTCTTTGCGAACGGCGCAGCGCCAAGCGGCGTCCTTGAACACCCCGGAACGATAAAGGACCCGACAAAGGTTCGTGAAGCGTGGCAGTCGCAGTTCGGCGGGAGTTCCAACAGCGGAAAGGTCGCTGTACTTGAGGAGGGTATGAAATACACTCCCATCAGTATTTCGCCCGAGCAGGCGCAGTTTCTTGAAACAAGAAAATTTCAGATAAACGAGATAGCTCGAATTTTCAGAGTGCCGCCGCACATGGTCGGCGACCTTGAAAAATCGAGCTTTTCTAATATCGAGCAACAGTCGCTTGAATTTGTGAAATACACGCTTGAGCCGTGGCTTGTTCGGTGGGAACAAAGCATGATGCGCTCCCTGCTCACCCCAAGCGAGAAGCAGGATTATTTCATCAAATTCAATGTTGACGGTCTACTGCGCGGCGACTACGCAAGCCGCATGAGCGGGTATGCTACTGCAAGGCAGAACGGCTGGATGTCTGCAAACGATATTCGGGAACTTGAAAACCTCGACCGTATTCCCGCCGAGGACGGCGGCGACCTATATCTCATAAACGGCAATATGACTAAGTTGGCTGACGCAGGTATCTTTGCGGCAGGCAGCGGAAAGGAGGATTCCGATGAAGAAATTCTGGAAGTGGACGAACAAGATGATACAGAACGAAGAAACGCAGGAGCAGAACCCGGAGAGAACGCTGTTCCTCAACGGCACTATCGCAGATGAAAGTTGGTTTGACGATGACATCACACCGCAGCTTTTCAAGGAGGAACTGCTGTCCGGCAGCGGAGATATTACCGTCTGGATAAACTCGCCCGGCGGCGACTGCGTTGCTGCAGCGCAAATCTACAATATGCTGATGGACTACAAGGGAAACGTTACGGTGAAAATAGACGGCATAGCCGCAAGCGCCGCTTCGGTTATTGCAATGGCGGGTAACAAGGTGCTTATGTCCCCTGTTTCAATGCTGATGATACACAACCCTATGACGGTAGCTATGGGCGATTCAGCCGAAATGCAGAAAGCAATCGAAATGCTGTCCGAGGTCAAGGAAAGCATTATGAACGCCTATGAAATCAAGACCAGCATGAGCCGCGCAAAGATTTCACACCTCATGGACGCGGAAACGTGGATGAACGCAAATAAGGCGGTGGAACTCGGCTTTGCGGACGGTATTCTTGCCCGTGAAGAACCTATGGAGGAACAGTCCGCTAACGCTCTGATGTATTCAGAAGCGCAGGTGGTCAACTCCCTTATGGGCAGGATTGCAGAAAAGTGCAGAATTGCCCCGAAAACCGAACAAAAGACCAAAGCTGAGGATTTATTTTCTCGGCTTGATTTGATTAAGAACTGGAGGTAATATACATGACTATTATGGAACTGCGCGAAAAGCGCAACAAAGCGTGGGAAGCCGCAAAGGCTTTCGTTGAAACCAAGCGCGACAAGGATGGACTTCTGTCCGCAGAGGACGCCGCTTCCTACGCTGAAATGGAGCAGAAGATAAAGGACTACGGCGCTGAAATCGAGCGTATGGAGCAGATGGCGGCTATGGACGCGCAGCTTTCCAAGCCTACGTCAGCACCCCTCACCGCAAAGCCGCTGAACGGAAACAAACCTAAGTCCGGCAGAGCAAGCGATGAGTACAAGGCGGCAATGCTGAACGCTCTCCGCACGAATTTCAGACAGATTTCCGATGTGCTTTCCGAGGGTGTTGACGCTAACGGCGGTTACCTTGTTCCCGAGGAGTACGACAGCCGCCTTATTGATACTCTGACCGAGGAGAACATCATGCGAAAGCTGGGTCACACTATCACCACCAGCGGCGAACACAAGATAAACATTGCCGCCACCAAGCCCGCCGCAGCGTGGATCGACGAGGGCGGCGCTCTGTCTTTCGGGGACGCTACTTTTGCGCAGATTAACCTTGACGCGCACAAGCTGCACGTTGCGGTTAAGGTGACCGAGGAGCTGCTCTACGACAACGCTTTCGGGCTTGAAAGCTACATAATCGAGCAGTTTGGCAAGGCGCTGTCCAATGCGGAGGAGGACGCTTTTCTCAACGGCGATGGCAAGGGAAAACCTCTCGGAATTTTCGCTGAAACAGGCGGTGGAGAGGTTGCTGTAACTGCGGCGAGCACTACTGCAATAACTGCAGATGAGATAATCAACCTTGTGTACTCCCTCAAGCGCCCGTACCGCAAGAACGCAAAGTTCATCATGAACGACCAGACTATTGCGGCGCTCCGCAAGCTGAAGGACAACAACGGCGCGTATCTCTGGCAGCCGTCCCTCCAGGCGGGCGAGGTTGACAGACTGTTCGGCTATGAGGTTTACACATCTCCGTATGTCCCCACAATCGCCGCAGGAAAGCCCGTAATCGCATTCGGTGACTTTAGTTACTACAACATTGGTGACCGTGGCACTCGTTCTTTTGCGGAACTCAAGGAGCTGTACGCAGGCAACGGCATGGTCGGTTTTGTCGCAAAGGAGCGTGTTGACGGCAAGCTGATTCTCCCCGAAGCCGTACAGATTCTCAAAATGAAAGCCGGCTCAGGTTCGTGATGAATGAACTGCTTACCAAAGTAAAACAGAACCTCATACTTGAACACTCGGCGGACGATGAACTCATAAGCGGGTTCATCACCGCCGCTGTTTCCTATGCCGAAAGCTATCAGCATTTGCCCGAGAATTACTATTCAGAAAACGCAATGCCGCCTACCACAGAACAGGCAGTAATAATGCTGTCCTCGCATTTCTATGAGAGCCGCGATGGCTCGACTGGCGGATTTTTCGGAGATAATGTTCAGGCGGGAAAGCAGGTGTGGGATACCGTGAATATGCTCCTGCGACTGGACAGGCGGTGGAAAGTATGAGTTTCGGAAAGATGAACACGCAGATTCAGATAACGCAAAAACAAATCACGCTCGATGACGAGGGCTTTCAGACGGAATCCAATGTCGTTGTAGCAACAGTCAGAGCCTATCGGGAGGGACGGCACGGCAGCGAGAAACGGGCAAACCGAGCCACTTTTTCCGAAGCTACCGACCTGTTCCGTTTTCGCACCATTCCGGGAGTGAGAATCTCCACGGATATGCGGCTGTTCTGCGATGGTACTGTATTTGAAATAACCTCTGTCGAAGATGTGAAAGGCAGAGGTATGTATATTGAAGTGCTTGCAAAGGAGGTGAAACCGAGTGGCTAAAGCAGATGTTAAAATGCCCGATGAGTTCCTTTTGAGGATTTCCCGGCTTGTAGCGCAGACTGACAGCATTGCCGAAAAGGTTTTGCAAGCGGGCGGCGAGGTCGCTTTCGCAAAGGTTCGGAGCAATCTGAAATCCGTTGTAGGTTCGGGTACGAAAAGCCAATCCCGCTCTACTGGTGAACTTGAACGGTCGCTCGGTTTATCTCCCGTTATTGTCGACAAAAACGGAAATCATGACATCAAGGTGGGTTTCTCTGAACCTCGTTCCGATGGTTCAAGCAATGCTAAAATAGCGAATATCCTCGAGTACGGAACAAGCAGTCAGTCGGCAAAACCATTTCTGAAACCTGCAAAATCCGCTGTGAAAAAGCAGTGCGTGGAAGCCATGAAATCCGCATTTGAAAAGGAGGTCGAGGGGCTGTGAGTCTGCTTTCGGAACTCTCTGCAATCGCAAAAAAGCTGAAAATCCCTGCGCAAACTTCTGTGTATTCCGGTAACGCTCCCGATGAATACTTGGTGTTCACTCCGCTGTACGACAGCTTTGAACTTCATGCTGACAATGCGCCGACTGCCGATGTGCAGGAAGTTCGGATTTCCCTTTTTAGCAAAGGAAACTACACCCGCACGGTGAGCAGGCTTGTAAAGGCTCTGCTCAGTGCGGATATTACCGTAACCGCCCGAAAATATGTCGGTCACGAGGACGATACGGGCTATCATCACTATGCCGTTGATACGGCGAAAAACTATGAAATGGAGGAGATATAAATGGCAACAATAGGTCTTGACAAGCTGTTCTACGCTGAAATAACCGAGGACAGCGACGGCAGCGAAACCTACGGAGTTCCCGCTTCGCTTGCAAAGGCGATTTCGGCAGACCTCTCCGTGGAGCTTGCGGAAGCAACGTTATATGCCGATGACGGCGCTTCGGAAATCGTCAAGGAGTTCAAAAGCGGAACGCTTTCACTTGGCATTGACGATATAGGCAATGACGCGGCTTCGGTTCTGACGGGAGCGACTATCGACAGCAACAATGTGGTCATTTCAACCAGTGAGGACGGCGGCAAGCCCGTGGCTATCGGGTTTCGGGCGAAGAAGTCTAACGGCAAGTACCGTTATTTCTGGCTTTATAGGGTCAAGTTCGGTATTCCGTCAACCTCGCTTGCAACAAAGGGCGACAGCATTACGTTTTCCACACCTACAATCGAGGGAACGGTTCTCCGCAGAAATAAGCCGGACGGCAGTGGAAAGCACCCTTGGAAAGCGGAAGCGACCGAGGGCGAGAAGAACGTTCCGGACAGCGTAATCACGGGTTGGTACAAGTCTGTGTATGAACCCACATTCACGGCAAAGCCTGCTGAAACAGGCAAGTAACGGAGGTATGAGCAATGACGAATGAACGCAGTTCTTTAATAACAATCGGCGGTGAACAGTATGAAATGATTCTCACCACAAGAGCGACAAAGGCTATTTCCAACCGTTACGGCGGACTTGATAACCTCGGCGACAAGCTAATGAAGTCCGAGAATATGGAGATGGCTCTGGACGAGATAATCTGGCTGATAACTCTGCTTTGCAATCAGAGCATTGAGATATACAATCTCAAAAACAGCGATAAAAAGCCGTTTCTCACCGAGGACACTGTGGAACTCCTCACCTCTCCCGGCGAGCTTGCCGAGTACAAGGACGCTATCACCGAAGCTATGCTGAAAGGCACGAAGCGGAATGTGCAGAGTGAGGACAGCTCAAAAAACGCAGTAACAGCCGAGTGAATGACGCAGAACTGTTCACCCGGCTGTTCTATTACGGAACGGCGCAGCTGCACCTTTCTTCGGAAGAGGTGTGGCTTATGCCGTTCGGGTTTCTGCTGGATCTGTGGGAGTGTCATAAGCAGTTTATGGGGATCACAAAGCCTAAGCGGGAAGCGGATATTGATGAGGTTGTGCCGATGGGGATTTGATTGGAAAAGTGGTTGAAAAAAGTGGAGGTGCGTGGTATAATGGGTTTATAAAGGCAGATAATCTGCCCGATAAATCGGAATTTATGAAGGTATATATGTTGACATATTCTATTATTGTTTTTTCAGCAACAGTACTTTTGGCAGTATTCGGTGCAATTATTTATAGTGGCAATACAAAGCTGATACACTCTTACCACCAAACAAAAGTAACCGATAAGAAGGAATACGGCAAGGCTTTCGGCAAGTCCGTGTTTGTGCTTTCAGCAACGACATTGCTTAGTGGTATCGTTGCTTTATTGGATGATTCTGATATGATTGCAATTGTCGCTGTTGCAATTCTTGTTATTGGCATAGGTATTGGTATTGGCTGTATTGTTGCAGTGCAAAAGAAATATAATAAAGGCATTTTTTAAATGCCCATTTGTAGGGTTGTTTATCTGTTGAGAAAATCGGAATTTGCGGAGGTATACGAAGATGTACGATTGCGGTTTTACAAAAGAGAATAGTTGGTTTCGATATCGTGCCGGAGCAATTATAATAGAAAATAGCTGTGTATTGTTTGCGGGTAATGAGAATGAAAACTACCTGTATTCCATAGGTGGTGGAGTTCATATGGGAGAAACGGCTGAGGAAGCAGTAGTGCGAGAAGTGTTTGAAGAAACGGGAATACATTATGAAATAGAAAGGTTGGTAGTTATCCACGAGAACTTTTTCAGTGAGAATAGCGGGACATTGAAAGGATTAGATAGCCACGAAATTTCTCTTTATTTCTTGATGAAACCAAGAGGAACACAAGAGCTTAACAGCAATAGCACAACGAATGGGGTAAAAGAAGAAATGCATTGGATACCCATAGAAGATTTAGATAAATATAGGGCTTTTCCAAGTTTTTTGAAAGATTATCTCAGCAAAGAGCATTCCGGAATAGAGCATATAATAACCGATGAAAGATAACGTCAAATTCCAATTTATCGAGTAGTTAAACGCAATAAAGGAGCAACCATGCACGGTTGCTTCTTTTTCATATTCCCACCGAGCCGCAAGGCTCTTTTTTTATGCCCATTTAAAGGAGGTGACGCAGAATGTCCGAAAATTTCGGCTTGAAAATAGGTCTTGAGGGCGAGCGTGAATTCAAGAAATCCCTCGCCGAAATCAATAATTCATTCAAGGTACTAGGCTCCGAAATGAAGCTGGTAGACTCCCAGTTCGACAAGAACGACAAATCCACAGAAGCTCTAACCGCCCGCAGCGAGGTTCTGAACAAGGAAATCGACCAACAGAAGCAGAAAATCGAAACGCTTCGTTCTGCTCTCGCCAATGCTGCCGAATCATTCGGCGAAAACGACCGAAGAACCCAAAGCTGGCAGATCCAGCTGAACAATGCGCAGGCGGCTTTGAACGGCATGGAGCGTGAACTAAGTTCCAACAACACCGCCCTTGAAAAGGCTGACAAGGGCTTTGACGAAGCCGGAGATGAAGCCAAGGACTTTTCAAATTCCGTCAAGAAAGCCGCCTTTACCAGCGAGGACGCTGATGGAAAGTTGAGCAAACTTGGAGATACCGCAAAGAAAATCGGCGCGGCTCTCGGGGCTGCTGCGGCAGCGGTCGGAACAGTCTGCGTTGCCGCAGGAAAAAAGCTGTGGGACATGGCAAACGATGTCGGCTCGGCGGGCGATCGAATCGACAAGACCTCGCAGAAAATCGGCATAAGCGCCGAAAGCTACCAGAAGTGGGGTTATGTGTTTGAGCGCTGCGGCGCTGACGTAAACAACCTCCAGACGGGAATGAAAAAGCTGTCCACCGTCATTACGGACGCGGCGGGCGGCTCGGATTCCGCAGCCGAAAAGCTGCCCGCTATCGGGCTTTCCATCGAGGAGTTGAACGGAAAATCCCAGGACGAACAGCTGAGCATGGTGATTACGGCTCTTCAAGGAATGGAAGCAGGCGCAGAGCGCACCGCCGCCGCAAACGACCTCCTCGGAAAATCCGCAGTTGATATGGCGGCTGTCCTGAACACAAGCGCAGAGGAAACCGAACGTCTGAAGCAGGAAGCCGAGGACTACGGCATGGTTATGAGCAATGAAGCCGTGGCGGCTTCAGCAGCTTTTGAGGACAGCCTCACCAAGCTGTCACACACGGCAGGCGGTCTGAAGAATCGCATGGTGGGAGAACTCCTGCCGGGAATAACGCAAATTACGGACGGTCTTGCCGACCTACTGGTGGGAAACGAGCAAGCGTCAGAAGAACTGAAAAACGGTGTTACCTCTGTTATCGACACTATCCGAACGCTGATTCCGCAGTTTGCTGAACTCATAACTTCGATTGCGGGAGCAGTCCTCGACAGCGCTCCGGATATCATCAAGGCGCTTGCGGACGGACTTCTGTCGGCTATCTCGGAACTTACTCCTACACTTGCGAAAATCGTGACGGAGATAATTTCGGCGCTTGTGGGACTTCTGCCGCAAATCGTGTCTGCGGGAGCGGATATTCTGCTGTCGCTCGTCAAGGGTATTGCGGACACGATTCCGCAGCTTGTTCCGCAGATTGTGACGGTAGTCGTTGAGATTGTGAAAACGCTTGTGGACAACCTGCCGCTTATTTTGGACGCGGCTTTACAGCTTATAACGGGACTTGCACAAGGCATTCTTGACGCTCTGCCTGTCCTCATTGAAGCCCTGCCGCAGATAATCACGGGAATCGTGGATTTTCTCATCGGCGCGATACCGCAGATAATCGAAGCGGGAATACAGCTGTTGACGGCGCTTGTGACGGCTCTGCCGGATATCATTTCGGCAATCGTGGAGGTAATTCCACAGATAATTGACGGCATAATCAAGGCGGTGATTTCCGCAATTCCGCTCATCATCGAAGCAGGAATCAAGCTGCTTGTTGCACTTGTGCAGAATCTGCCGACGATAATCACGACCATTGTCGCGGCTATTCCGCAGATAATTTCAAGCGTTATTGACGCTGTTATCGGAGCGATTCCCCAGCTCGTTGCGGCGGGCGTTCAGCTGTTTATTGCGCTGATTGAAAATCTCCCGACCATAATCGTGGAGATAGTCAAGGCGATTCCGCAAATCATAACCGGCATTGTTGACGCATTCGGCAGCTACTTCGGCAAGATGGCGGAGGTCGGCGGCAATTTGCTGAAAGGTTTGTGGCAGGGTATTTCTGACGCAGGCGCGTGGCTCTGGAATCAGATAAGCGGATTTTTCGGCGGCATTGTGGACGGAATCAAGGACTTCTTCGGAATACACTCGCCGTCAAAGCTATTCGCCAACCTTGGCGGCTTTATGGCAGAGGGACTTGGCGAGGGCTTCGGCGATGAGATGAAAGACGTTTCAAAGAGTATGCAGAACGCTATCCCGTCTGATTTCGACCTCGATATGAACGGCACGGTTTCAGGCTTCAACGGGGTACAAGCGCAGGCTTTTGACATTACGATTCCGCTTAGCATTGACGGAGTACCGCTGACTAAGGTAATATCCCGAATACAGTGGAATCAGAACAAGGTGACGGTAAGGAATGTGGGGGCGGTGTGATGGTTGAGATAATCGTGACCGAAAACGGTAATGTTCGGGGTGTGTTTACAAGGGTGATTTCGGCATCGCTTACCGATAGTCTGAACGGTGAATGCACCTTTCAGTTTTCCGTGATTTCCTCAATGGCTTCGGAGATATTCACGGGACTGGAGGTACAGCTGAAAAGCGACACGCTGAACTACCTTTTCAATGTTGTGAAAGTGTCGAAATCGCTCTCCGGCGGCATTGCGATTTGCGCCGTGGAGTGCGAACACAAGTCCTATGAACTGAACAACGATGAATACAAGCTGACTGAATTTGATTTCGAGGGCGCTCCGGGTGAGTGCCTTATTTCTTTATTACAAGGCACTTCGCTGACCGCCGGAATTTGCGACCAGACCGTTCCGATAAAGCTGAAAATCAATCGAGAATGTACTCGCCGAGCCGCCTTAATGCAGCTAATTGCGCTCTGCGGCGGTGAAATTGAGTACAACGGAGCAGAAATAAATATACGTTCCCACAGAGGTTCGCAAGATTACATCGGCATTATGGACGGTCGGAACGTTTCAGATTTGACTATGGAAACCGACAGCCGTTCCGGTACTACAAACTACGGGCTGACGCTCTACAAGAACGTCAATTTCTCGGTCGGCGACAATGTGCAGATAGTGTTCCACCCGTTCAACCTCAACGTAAACACCCGCATAATCGCCATGAGTTTCAACCCGTACAATCGCCGTGAAATCTCTATCGAAGTCGGAGATTATCGCCCGAGCATTTCGGACAATCTCTATCAGATGGAGCAGAAAACGAACGAGATACGCAAAGATATTGGCGAATCCACTGCGGAACTCAAAACCGCGACAAACAACACGGATATTTCGATAACGGAGAAGTCACAGCGGCTGTTCCGCATTACATATAACGCAATTCAAGCGACTTATGCAGCATTCTGTTCGACTGTGAAATTCGTGATTTCAGCCGCAGGAACTCTCGCATTCATTCTGAAAAAGAACGAAAACGAAGTCATGCGGTATGAGGAGTATTTTAGCGAGGGTTCGCACACCAAGACTTATACCTATCCGTTCACATCGGAGGTCGGTCAAAATACAATGTCGCTCAGCGTGGTTTCGGCTGACGGCGCAGAGGGTAAGTTCCCGAAAATGCAGACCTGGGGCTATGTGATGGGCGCTTACCTTGCAGGAGATACACCATGGGACGGTTACATTGAAGCCCGCGAGGACGAGGTTCGGTTTACTATGCGCCGAATCGTCAAAAAGTCGCTTGTTCGTACTTCGGATACTCTGCTGTTTGAGATACTTAAATCGCACAAGTTTGTTTTTACTGAACCTATGCCCGTTTTCACTAAACGTGAGAGGGACAGAAAAACGCTTGAACCCACCATCAGAGCGGTATTCCCCGACGCATGGAGTCCGAAGATAATCACACCGCCGCCAATCACCGTGGTGAACGTATCGAACAGAAAGCTGTATCTTGAGCTGCGAAATCCCGTCAAGGCAGAGCGCATTGAAACAACGGCATTCACAATGATAGTCACTACCGAAAAGGAAACAGTACGCTTGCAGCCGATTTCTGCTGATTTTGGCGTTGGTGATTTCGGCAGTACGATTTGGCTTGCGTTCGGCAGTTCCGTGATGAAAGACAGCGTTCAGAGCATTACTCTGCTGTATGACGGAGATGTCGGTAATCTGACTGATGTTCTGAACAATGCGCCGTGTAACGGCTTCCAGACATCGTTTATTTACACACCGTATGAGGAGGAACAGGAATGATTAAAGGTAAAGCGACCATTCAGCTTTTTGATGAGAAATCCGGAGAAGTGGTTAAGGAACTTCATGAGGAAAACATGATTACAAATGCCGTTGACACGATTCTCAACCCACCGGACTACATTGAAATTGGCATGGATTCCGACAACGACCGCAGCTTTAATATGCTGCGTGATTTTGCGGGTAACATTGCCGATACTGCTTTCCGTGGGATTATAGTCTGCCGTGACAAAATCCCCGAGGACGGCAATAATATGATGCTCCCGTGGACGAACGAGGAGATAGGTCACGCAGGAATCGCCAATACGAACACGGACACAAGCATAGGCACTTACAACGCTAACGAAAGCGGCCGTATTGAGAACGGCAAGGGCTACCGCCATGTGTGGGACTTTGCTTCGGACAAGGCAAACGGCGAAATCAGTTGTATCTGCCTTACCACCAAGGACGGCGGCACAAACGGAATGCACCATTCCTACTGGAATCTGTCCTGCGGAGGAACTGACCTTAACAGCAGTTCTCTGGATTCGTTCAAGCAGGCGTATCACACTATTGTCGGGCGGTATATTCCGGATTCGCAGTTCAATTGCGGGGTTTTCAAGTGGTTTTACATGGGCAGACTGACGAATGGAAATGTGCGGCTTCTCGGTAAGCATATCCATGACGGGTGTATTTACGAGGTCGTTATGTTCGACCCCATGTCCATAAGCGTAAGCGCGGAAAAGCCGTTCTGCGGCATTATAAGCGCGAAGAAAGTCATAGAGCTGTTTCCGGCGGCGGAGCGTATTCCCAATTCAACCTATGATAACAGCTATCATCATGGCAGTTATTATTATGACTGTAACACGAGCAATGTGAAAAACCTACCTGCAGAAGAAATTGAGAAGTTAAAGAGCGACTGGGAAAGTGATCCTCAGTGGTTGGCGTTCTTCCCCTATGTGATTGGGGATAAGATACACATTGTTGCAACCTCGCTCCAACATATTCATCATTACATTTTTGACTTGGACACTTATGTGCAGATTTCCAAGAAGGTAATTGAAACAGATGTGCCTTTGCAAAATTACGGAGTTGGTATCAATAATGTGTATGCTTCGGGGGTTTCGGGAAGTTACAGATGGTTTTACGGCGCGGGTGTGAACGGCGATTACTGCAATGCTCTAAGCACCTTTGAATGGGACGGTAAGTATTTTGTTATCACAAAAAATCCGCTGATAGATGGGAAAGAAGCAAGCAGTACAAATAATTTTGGACAGTTTCGTGTATTCACCAAGGATGGCAAATCCACGGGAGAGATACTTCAGTATATTGCCGATGGGACGCTATCCAACATGACTTCGGCGAGCTTCTGGGGGTTCTATGTCGATGAAGCAACAAATACACCTTTGCTTGTATGTGACAGCTGTAATGTTCAGTATTCGCTTATAGTGCTTGAAGTAATAAAGAAGGATGACGGGTATGGTTGGTACAGAATGCGCTTTTCTGCGCCTACATACGGCTCGAGTTTGATGTATTCGTATGCAAACCTCATCAAGACTGACGGACTTAACCTGCCGCTGTATATTATACCGTACTATCCGCATTCAACCGGCAGTCAGCATTTCTTCGGCTTTGCGCTTGGAATATGCAAGCTGTGTCTTACCACAATAAACAACCTGTCCGAGCCAGTGCGAAAACTGGACGGGCAGGTCATGAAAATAACTTACGACATCGTTGACGAATGATTGGAGGGATCATTATGAGAGAATTCTGGAACACAATTCAGCTTATTTTTACGGCGGTCGGCGGGTGGCTCGGCTGGTTTCTCGGAGGGAGCGATGGGTTGCTTTTTGCGCTTATTGCCTTTGTGGTTATCGACTACATAACCGGAGTGATGTGCGCAATCTCGGACAAGAAGCTGTCCAGCGCAGTCGGGTTCAAGGGAATATGCAGAAAGGTGCTTATCTTCGCTCTGGTCGGCGGCGGGCATATTCTCGACACACGGGTTATTGGCGCAGGTTCTGTTCTGCGCACTGCAGTGATATTCTTCTATCTGTCGAACGAGGGGATTTCACTGCTTGAGAATGCAGCGCACCTGGGTCTGCCCGTTCCGAAGAAACTGAAAGACGTACTGGAGCAGCTGCATAAGAGAAGTGAAAAGGAGGACGACGATGAAGATTAAAGGTGTTGATTTAAGCTACTGCCAGGAGGACATCAGCTTTCCTGCGCTGAAACAGGTGGGTATGAAGTTCGCAATTATCCGTGCGGGATTTTCCACGAAGAAAGATGTGACTATGGATAAGTTCGTGGCGGACTGCAAGAAACACAGCATTGACTACGGATTTTACTGGTACAGCTATGCTATGAGCATTGAGCAGGCACTGACAGAGGCTGAAAAGTGCATTGAGGTAATCAAGAACTTATCTCCGACATATCCCGTATTCTTCGACATGGAGGAGAAAAAGCAGATTGATAATCTGAACACGGAAATCCGTACAAAGATGGCGATTGCTTTCTGCGAAAAGATAAGGCAGGCGGGATTCAAGCCGGGTGTTTATGCAAATCCGTCTTTTATGGAGAACTATTACGACAAGAGCAGGATCGTCGGCAGGTACGACATCTGGCTTGCCCACTGGACTAACAGCCCCAACTGTCCGTCAAAGTACAACTACGGTCAGACAATGTGGCAGTGGGGACTTGACAAGATTGATGGTTACGATATTGACGGGGATATATGCTTTTTCGATTATGCAAAATCCGCTCCCGAAAAGAAAACCGTTGATGAACTTGCCGATGAAGTTATTGCCGGCAAGTGGGATAACGGTGCGGAGCGTGAAAGACTGCTCACTGCCGCCGGACATGACTACAATGCGATTCAGAAAAGAGTCAATGAAAAGCTATATAGGAAAACTACCGATGAGATTGCCGTTGAGGTTATTGCGGGGCTGTGGGGGAATGGTTCGGCGAGAAAGGAAAAGTTGACGGAAGCAGGGTATGATTACTCGGAAGTGCAGAGAAAAGTTAATCAGCTTATTAAATAAGAAATGTGCCGTGGGCATTTGGACTATTCCAAATGCCCACGACTTTTTTATAAATAACTTAGTTTAACTTGTTTGAAAAACAGATGAACTGATAATTTAAACGTCACTTGTTGATAAATTACGCTTGCAATTTATTGGGATTAGTAGTATAATATAATAACAAAATTACTTAAATGGTGGTGATTATGTGAAAATAGCTATATGCGATGATGAAAAGATTTTTTTGAAAAAAATGAATAACTTGATTGTCAGTAATTATGCCAACCCCGACAAACTGATAATCTGCGAATTTGAAAGTGGAGAGCAATTTCTGTCACAATTTAAAGCCAATCAATTTGACGTGATCATACTCGATATTGAAATGAAAGAACTGACAGGATTAGATGTCGCTGAGAAAATTCGTGAGACGGATAAATCTGTTATCATTGCTTTTTTGACGAGTCATCAAGAATTTGCACCAAATGGCTATGAAGTAAATGCTTTTAGATATCTGCTGAAGGGACAGCCTGAACAAATGTATATAAAACAGCTTCGCTCAATATTCAATGAATATCATCAGACACATATGGCTTTTTCTGTTCAGATGTCCAATACAGTTTTCAATGTAGCTGTGAGTGATATTCTGTATTTTGAGATCTTTAAAAGAACAATAGTATTACATACAAGAATCAATAAATATCAGTTCAATGGAAAGCTGTCGGAAATTGAAAAGGATGAGAGACTTGTTAATTTTGTTAAGCCACACAAGAGTTATTATGTGAATTTGTCTTATATTGGAAATATCGAACCCACCTCAATTATTATGAAAAATGGCGATAAAGTACCTCTAAGCCGTAATTTTAAACAGTTTGTTACTGATAAGTTTGTTTCATTTCTGACTGCGAGGTGCTGATATGTTTAACTTGTCCGTCTATGAAGCTATTGAAATTATTAACGCTATTCCCGAAATTTTGATTATCGCACTTTTTTATCACCGTATTTTTGAACGGAAATATAACTCTTACTTACCGTATATCATTAGTTATGGCATAGCATTTGCCGTGCTTTCAGTAACATCGTTACTTGTAGCATCACCGTATGTGCGAATTGGCATTACATTTGCAATCCTACTGACATTTGCAATATTCCTGTATAGTGGATCGAATACGGTAAAGTTTTTTGCATCAGTCTATTATTTGCTGATTGTCTTTATATCCGAAACGCTGTTCGTTGGAATTCTGGTAATTATGGGATATGGAAATCCTTCTGAACTGTTAGAATCCAATATGGGGAGAATACTTGGAATGATAGGGACAAAAATCTTTGATTTCTGGATTATCGTATATTCTTGCCGTATTTACAAAGACAAGGTAAAAAGTTTACCGTTCAGATATTGGGTGCTTATTATTCTAATGCCGTTTTTAAGTGCCGTTATTCTTAATCAGATATTCCCTGCTTATCACATTGGAAATAATGTGATGATAGGATATATTATTTCGGTTTGTGGAGTCCTGTACCTTAATTTCTCTGTATTCAACTACTTTGAGAGTTATGATAAACAACTCAAGCTTGCCACACTTGAGCAAATTATGGAGCGCGAAAGTGAAAATTATCGTGCGATTGCTAGTTCATATGCCGAAATCGGAAATATAAAGCACGATCTCAAGAATCAGGTAACCATACTAAATGATTTGTTAAAGGATAGTAAATATGATGAAGCAAAACAACACATAAATCAGTTGTACAATGATGTTGAGAAAGTTACATCGGTCTGCTATACAGGAAATTCAGCCGTTGACTCTATTATCAATCTGAAAGGCGATTATGCCCGAAGCTGCAACATTTCATTTATAAGCAAAATCACGGTGAAATCCATTGATTTTGATGCAATCGGTATATGCAGGATTTTAGGGAATGCACTTGATAATGCCATTGAAGCCTGCGAGCGAATTGATATTGATGAGAAATTTGTATGTGTTTCAATGCACCGATTGAATAATAAGCTGATAATTGAAATTGAAAACTCCTCTCTTCCTGTTGATGTAAACAATCTTATAACTTCAAAGGAAAACAAAGCAGCTCATGGAATTGGTATGCAAAGCATACGACAAACAGTTGAGAACATGAACGGTTATGTAAGCTGTAGTTACGACAATGGCTGTTTCTCAATAAAAATTATCCTTAATAAATAGAAAAATGCCGCCTGTATACTGAAAAATGCAATTCAGTATACAGGCCTTTCTCTTTTGTCAATACATCTTGGAACAAAAAATCGACATCTCGTGCAGAAAATGTTGAAAATACAACCCAATAAAGCTATCCTTAAAGTCAAGGTGATATTTTATGATTGCTAGACTTTCAAAAAGGATGGCTTCTTTTTTTGCCCGTAACAACGTAATTAAAAGTGAAGATGAAGAAGTATATGAATACGGCTTACAGCTTCTCCTATCAACAGTGTTTAACGGCATAATTGCACTTATACTTGCAATTATCAGTGGAACAGTTTTGCAATGCATATGTTATTTGGCGGCATTTGTTCTATTGCGTAAATCAGCAGGCGGCTTTCACGCCAAAACTCATTTGGGCTGTTGCTGCATTTTGGCTATCGTGCTCAGTCTATTCATAACGTTCATCAAATTTGTTCCGAACGAAGTTTATGGTATTGTAGCTGCTATCGCAGTTGCATTTTCCGTTGTTATAATCCTTATGTTTGCCCCTTTGGAACACGAGAATAAGCCAATAAGCTACAAGGATAAAAGTAGACTTAGAAAAATCAGCATCATCTATTTAGTTTTGTTCGCACTCCTTGTTTTTGCACTTTTTATAGCAAAATTGAAGATGATAATGATATGCGTTGCATTAGGAATGTTCACAGCAAGCAGTTCAATGTTAGTAGCTGTAATTGAAAAAAAGATAAAATCAACACATCTTGGAACATAAAAACGACACGATATGCCAAAAGCATTGAGTTTTTATTGAAAATCTGCAAGAATTGAGGTGGCGGCTTTTGCGAAAGTCAAATGAGCCGAACAAAATGATTTCGATGACGATAATTGCAGAATTGGTACTGCTTACACTGACATTGATTTCAAGAAGCGCTTGTGCATTCTGTTTCTGTCAGCCAAGCGAGCCTATTGCTCTGCAGAGCGTTATCCGAGAAAGGGGGGAGGAAAATGAAGAAACTGAATAGTATCGTCCTGAAGTTTAGCTCTTCTTTGGCAGCTTTAGCATTGCTTGTTGGTGTATCTTCTGCGGCTTCTGCTTGCTATTTCTGGTTCAATCAGCCTAAAATGCCGAAGGCTATTGAAAAATTCAGGAAAAACATCTAAATCCAAACGACAGATCGTAGGTATAGGCTCTGTTGACTCAGAGCCTATGGCTACAGAAACGGAGGAAAAATGAATAACAGACTTGTTCAGAAATCAAAAAGACTTTTGTCTGGCATTGTTGCTACTGCAATAGCAACTTCAATGCTTCCGACTCTTCCTGCGGTTGCAGAAACAGGTGAAAAATATCCGTATACCCTCTTTGCAGGCTCAAGCACAGAAGGTGCAATTACTGTTAATTCAGGAAATTTCTGCATAAATGGTAATGTAGCAACCAATGGTACAATCGTTTCAAGCGGTAATATGAACGTCAATGGCACTAAAACCGAAAATGCCGGTTTTGATATGATATATATTTTTGACAAAATTGATACCAAATACTTTTCCGGCAACAATGTTGAGGAGCATACCGAGGATTATTTTCTTGACGAGCTTAATATCAACATTAACACTCCGACCGAAGTACTTGGCGAGGCTGAACTGACAGGAAACATTAACATCAATACTGCTCTCAAAGCCTTTGAAGATGTTACATTGAACGGCGAAGTTAAGAATACAAATGACTCTGTAATTTACTCAAAATACGGAGATATTGTCATTGACAGCACAAATGTAAATCTTAACGGCTTGGTATACGCTCCGTTCGGTAGCGTTGAAGTCAAGGCAATGAACCTTAATCTAAACAATGTTGTGATTATTGCAGACAGCATTGTCTTGGACTGCCCGAATGTCAATGCTAACTACAGTACAAATGCCGCAGATTTTGTCGGAACAGTTTCCGAGCCGCTGAATATCCCAAAAGATGAGTGGCAGTATATGAAAGATGAAAACGAGAACGGTCTGCCGGATTTCTTTGAGGATTTTGATAACTGGTCGAAGCTTGCCGATACTGATGGTGATGGTTTGCCTGACAGCGTTGAGGAATATCTCGGCAGCGATCCTGACAATACAGACACGGACGGTGATGGGCTTAACGATTATTATGAAGTATTCGGCACATATACCGACCCGACAAAGGCTGATTCCGATGAAAATGGCGTGAATGACGGCGATGAAGATTTTGATGAGGACGGTCTGACTAACCTTGAAGAGTTTCTGAACAACACTTATCCTTACATAGACGACAGCGATAATGACGGCTTGTCTGACGGTGATGAGGTTAATAAATATGGAACAGATCCGCTTGTTGCCGATACAGACGGAGATGGTTTGGACGACGGTGACGAGATAACTCTCGGTACAAATCCTTTGGTACAAGATACAGACGGTGACGGTATTATCGACAGCAAGGAAAAATTTCAGCAGACTTATACTCATAAGGTCAAGAATGAAGATTGCGCCGTAACCGAAGTTATCGTTGATATGGAATGCACAGGCAATATCAATAAGACCACCTCTGTTGAGAGCGTTATGAATACGGACATTCTATGCACGGACGTCGTTGGTCTTATTGGGGAGCCGTTTGAGATTGAAACAACATCGGAGTTTGACACTGCAACTCTGACATTTACCATTGACAAGAGCAAATTAGGCGAAACAGAGTTTGAAAATCTGCTCTTTTTGTGGTACAATGAAGAAGAGAATGATTTTGTTGAGTTAGAAACTACTCTTGACGAGAAGAATAGTACTGTTAGCATTACAACCACACATTTCAGCAAGTATATGGTAATTGATAAGTACAAGTGGTTTGAAGCATGGGCGGTGGAATTTGACTATAATCCCACCGGCGGTGCTTCGGGTGCACCAACTATACCCGTAAAATATAATACGGTTCTTGCAATTGACTGTTCCGGCAGCATGGATTGGAACGATCCTATATCCATTAGAAGTGGTATCAACTCTGCCTATGATGCTCTACATCCCTATACCTGCAATCGGATAACTGCGGCTGAAGGTTTTATCAAGTATATGAATTCAAATGATGAAACAGCAATTGTACTTTTCACCGACAGTGCGAATACAGCTTCTTCAATGACAACAGACAAAGAAACTCTTAAACTTGCACTTCAGAAGATGTACAGCAACGGCGGAACAAGTTTCAGCGCCGCTTTGAATGCTTCGATTAAACAGATAGAAAGTGCTGAAAAAATTTCAAACGGCGCAAACAAAAACCGCATCATTTTGCTGTCTGATGGTGACGACAACGACTCCTCAAGCAGGCGAAATGCTGCAATTCAGATGTGCAATGATAAGTATATTGAAGTTTACACGGTTGGTTTTGGTTCGGCAAACGATACGATACTTCAAAATATTGCTGATAAAACAGGCGGCAAATATTACAAGGCATTGAACGCACAGGATATAGTTGATATTTTTGCCAAGTTCGGTTATATGGATGATTTTGATATGACGGATACTGATGGTGATAAATTGCCTGATGCAGTTGAAACGGCAGGAATAAGACTACAGAATGGAAATATTATTTATACAAATCCTGTAAAATCAGACACTGATGGTGACAGACTGCTTGATGGTGAAGAAATTGACCCGACTCCGTGTGTAAAAGTAATGCTAGAATTTGCTCGCGATCCTTCGTTTATTGGACCGCCTGCCCCCAAATCTGTTTACTATTTCAAAATGTATTCAGATCCAACAGTAGATAATTCGGATTCTGATTATGATGGGATAGAAGATTCAGAGGAAACAAAAGCTGAGCGCTTAAACAGTTCATTTAATGTAACTTGGGATAGTAATGGCGAAATATATAATAATATAACCTATTCCATGAATTACTCACAATTTTTTGGCGATAACACAAAATACAACAGTAAGATCAGCACAATTTCCTCATTGATGGCATCATTGGTTTATGATAATCAGATTTTGACAGATGAGCCTGATGAAACAAATGAAAACAGTTATGTTGATCATTTTTTGCGAAAGCATGGTATGAAAGATGTAGTAACATATAAACTGGCAGAGAAATACGATGATCAGCATATTACAGATGTAGTTTTTGGTCATCATCGTGTCAAGTATAATGGGCAGATTAAGGAAATAATTGCTGTTGTAATTAGAGGCACAAACGGAACCGTCGAAGAATGGTCAAGCAATTTTGATGTAGGGTGCGACAGCATATTTGATGGTAATGGACTGATTCCCAAAAATGAAGACTGGAAAATCAAAGAGAATCATATGGGCTTTGATATTGCTGCAACACGCGTAATTAAACTGCTTGATGAGTATCTTTCTCAAGCTGAGAATCTGGATCAATCCGCCAAAAAAACATTGTGGATTACAGGTCACTCAAGAGGCGCCGGCATTGCAAATATTGTTGGTGCTAGATTGGATGAAGATTACGAAACATTCGTATATACTTTTGCAGCACCGATGACAACTACAATTTCTGAAAATGTTGCAAAATCACACGATAGCATTTTTAATGTTATTAACAGTGATGATATAATTGCAGAGATGCCATTAGCATATTGGGGCTTCAGACATTATGGAAATGATGTATCCACCAGTGTCGCAGAGAACTATTCAAATGAATGGCAGTCCTATACTTCTAAATCATATTCTTCAAATCAATCAAAGAAAAAAGAGCTTCTGGATTCCTTTGCATCGTTGGCAACAGATAGAAATGACTGCTATGAATTTCATTGTTCTTGTCATGGGGATGGTGTAGTCGGTAAAGAAATTACCGTAATTGGCAGACCTTCTGTTGAATATGGAAAGAACTATTGCAAAATAGGTTCACGTTCCGAATGGAATGGCACTTATGAGTTTACCTATGACACTCTTTGCGAGTCTTGTGCATATTTTATGCAGTATTTAGCTGTTCTTGCAGCAAAAAAGAATGTTCCAACAGTTCTAACTGATGTTGCCCAACAATATAAAAGCACGAAGCGGGCATTCATAAGATATTCTGTCAACTTATTCATCATTGGAGGAACAGATAATATTTCCAACCCACACGAAACCATCAGCTATTACCTTTTGTCAAGGAAGTGAGATAATATGTTTATTCGTAAAATGATTTCAGCTATCACACCAATTTTTGTATGGCTTGTAATCAATGTCTATGTCTTGATTTTCTCAAAGTTTTTAAGTCCATTGAGTGGTTTGATAGTAGATAAATTGCCTTCAAGTCTTCCGTGGGTGTTAGCAATAACGCTTTTAATAAATGCTTTTGCTCAGGTAGCGATTGTAAGCCTGACGACAATAGTAGCAATCAGAAAATTCAGCTATAAAATCAAGTGCTTAACATTTTCAATACCAATTATGTATCTGCTTTTTTTACTATATAATCAGCCTTTCGTTTATATCTTTGTAAATACAAATGAAAAAAGTGTATTCCTTGACTACACTCCTGCAATGCCTTCATGGAAAGCGTCAATTTTCATCACTCTACAGTATGGTATTGTTATGCTGATAACGACTCTGATTGCTTCGAAAAAGAATGACACTGACAATCCAAAATGAACTACATTATACGTTTACTCGTATACTATGACCGCAAACAAGGCGAACGCACTCACTGACGAAATAAAACAAATACAAATACGCTGACATCACGTCCGGGCAAATTAGCGGCTGATACCTTTCGGGTCATCAGCCGCATTTTTCTTATGACTTTTTCACGAAAGCAGTGGCTAACTTGTGTAAAATATCGACATCTTGAATGCACAATGAAAGTAAATGATAAATATACAGTTCAAAAAAATGGCGTATCCCCCAATATTAGGATATTGTTCGATAATTATTAAATTTGTTTAAACCGAGGATATCTGGGATTTCCAGATATCCTCGGCTTATTTTTTATTTCACAGCACTTCGGATTTCACATTTTTCTTTTGCCTATATACACATAAGGAATTGGAGATGCCTATACGACAGTGGAACAAAAAGTGGCTATTATCTAGCCTTGCTCTAATAGGCGTACTTATTCGGTAATATATTATAGCATATATTTGAATATAAAGCGCATTTGTAAAAAAACAAAATGAAAAATATATAAGATCTCTTATTTTTTCGGACCGGATGACTATTTTTCCTCCAGTTGATATTGAGGTAATCCCTCGGATTGGAGGAAAGCTCAATGACAAATCAGCAAAAAGAACAAATACGAACAATGCGCCTGCAAGGGATAGGTTATATTAAAATAGGAAAATCCCTCGGCATTTCAGACAATACTGTGCGCTCATTCTGCCGCCGCAACGGTCTGGGTGACAAATCAAAGAATGCCGTGGCTTGTAAACAGTGCGGAAAGCTGATAAAAATCATTCCTAAGCAGAAACCAAAAAAGTTCTGCTCCGATTCCTGTCGAAATACATGGTGGAATGAACACAGGGATTATGTCAACCGAAAAGCAAATTATGAATATACCTGCGCCTGTTGCGGACGGAATTTCACCGCTTATGGAAACAATCACAGAAAATACTGTTCTCATGCCTGCTACATAACAGACCGTTTCAGAAAGGGGCATATTTCCGATGAATGACAATTACAGAAATCGGTTGGAAAGCTACCTTGCTTCCATGCTCCAGGCAAAACGAATGCTGTCGATGGGGATTATAACCCCGGAAGATTACACCGATATTGATACAATTATGAACGAAAAATACGGTATATCTTCGTGTAGTTTATACGGCGGAATTGACTTGATATATGATGGTTTTAGAGGTAATATGTCACACTATAAGGAGGTGACGTTATGTCAGGAAAAATAATCATCGTATCAAAACCGCCAAAGCTTGAAAGAAAAAAGAGAGTAGCCGCCTATGCCCGTGTGTCGAGCGGTAAGGACGCTATGCTCCACTCACTCTCCGCACAGGTCAGCTATTACAACGACCTCATTCAAAACCACGGCGACTGGCTCTATGCAGGTGTATATTCTGATGAAGCCAAGACAGGCACCAAGGATTCAAGATCAGGTTTTCAGAATTTGGTTGCGGACTGCCGTGACGGTAAAATCGATATGGTGATTACAAAATCCATCTCCCGCTTTGCACGAAACACAGTCACTTTGCTACAGACAGTTCGTGAGTTCAAAGCACTGGGGGTGGATATTTATTTTGAGGAACAGAATATTCACACTATGAGCGGTGACGGAGAATTGATGATGACGATTCTTGCGTCTTATGCGCAGGAAGAAAGCCGCTCGGCAAGCGAAAATCAGAAATGGCGTGTCAAACGTAATTTTGAAGCCGGTATTCCATGGGATAGGACTTTACTGGGGTATCGAATGGAAAATGATCATTATGTTATTGTTCCAAAGGAAGCTGAAATTGTCCGCCATATTTATAATGAATACCTTTCCGGCAGCGGCTACAATTCAATTGCTAAAATGCTGAATGATGAGGGGATTCTGTCACGGTTCGGCGGGAAATGGAATCAGTCTGCCATTTCAAGGGTGCTTAGCAACTACACATATACAGGCAATCTGCTATTGCAGAAAACCTTCAGTGAAAACCACATTACAAAAAGAAAGATGTTCAATACCGGTGAACTTCCAAAATACCACGCAGAGGACGCACACGAAGCCATTATAGACATGGAAACCTTTCAGGCGGTTCAGAAAGAAAAAGAACGCCGAGCGGCTCAATTCATCAAGAAACCTGCTCCAAAGAAAATATACCCGTTTACCGGTCTTTTGATGTGTAACAACTGTGGAAAGAACTATCGCCGCAAGGTCACAAAAGCAGGAGCTGTCTGGGTGTGCGGAACATTCAATTCACTTGGTAAAGCGGCCTGCGCGTCTAAGCAGATACCGGAGTTTACCCTACAGCAAGTCACTGCTGATGTCCTGGGTCAGAATGATTTTACGCACGAGTGGCTTTGCGACCGAATTCAGCATATTCGTGTCTGCAATGATAATGCTCTGATTTTCTGTTTCAATGACGGTTCTGAAATTACACGAATTTGGAAAGACCGCTCACGCAGTCAAAGTTGGACGGACGAGATGAAAGAAGCCGCCCGTCAGAAAACATTAGAAAGGAGCAAGCATAATGCCTAAAGTTACGATGATACCGGCGACTGTAAATTCCTTGACGCATCTGCCAAAGGCATCCGTGCAGAAAAGGCGTGTTGCCGGATATGCCCGAGTTTCAACTGACAGTGATGAGCAGTTCACAAGCTATGAAGCGCAGGTGGACTACTACACCCGATACATTCAGTCAAAGCCGGAGTGGGATTTCGTAAGGGTCTATACCGATGAAGGAATTTCCGGCACAAATACCAAGCGCCGCGAAGGTTTCAAGGAGATGATAGCGGACGCATTGGCGGGTAAAATCGACCTTATTGTTACAAAGTCGGTCAGCAGATTTGCTCGAAACACGGTTGACAGCCTTGTAACTATCCGAAAGCTGAAAGAAAACGGCGTTGAGTGTTATTTTGAAAAGGAGGGTATTTACACCTTCGACGGCAAGGGCGAACTGCTCATAACCATAATGTCCTCACTGGCGCAGGAAGAAAGCCGCAGTATTTCCGAAAACATTACGTGGGGTCAGCGCAAGAGCTTCGCTGACGGCAAGATTCATTTGGCATATAAGCATTTCCTCGGTTATAAAAAGGGCGAGGACGGACGGCCTGCCATTGTCGAGGAAGAAGCCGTCGTTGTTCGGCTGATTTACAGATTATTTCTTGACGGCAAAACCCAAGCAGGAATTTGCAGGTATCTTGAGGACTTGGAAATACCGTCACCAAGCGGTAAGGCAAAGTGGAGCAAAACCACAGTTACCAGTATTCTGACAAATGAAAAATACAAGGGTGACGCACTTCTCCAAAAGTCTTTTACAGTAGATTTTCTGCAAAAGAAAACAAAGCTAAATGAAGGCGAGGTGCCGCAGTATTATGTTGAGGGCAGCCACCCCGCCATTATTGAACCTGATGAATGGAATCACGTCCAAGCTGAATTTGCCAGACGAAAAGCACTCGGCAACGCATACAGCGGAAAAAGCGTACTCTCTGCAAAGCTGGTTTGCGAGGACTGCGGCGGGTTCTTCGGCTCAAAGGTCTGGCATTCCACCGACCGCTACCGTCGCACTGTTTGGCAGTGCAACAATAAATTCAAAGGCGGTGAACGTTGTCTGACGCCAACTGTGGATACGGAAACCGTACAGCAGCTCTTCATAAAAGCCTATAACCAGATGATGGGAAATAGAAAGCAAATCATTGAGGACTGCGAACTGATGCGCAAAAAGCTGACCGATTTCAAGTCACTAGACGCCGATATTGAGCGTCACCTTGAGGAAACGCAGATTGTTGCCGAACTTGTCAAGGCTGCAGTTAAGGATAATGCAGTCACCGCACAATCGCAGGAAGCGTACTTGAAAAAGTATGAATCACTTACCAAAAGGTACGAAACAGCGGCTGCAGAACTGGCACGCCTGCAAAACCTCCGTACCCTCCGCAGTCAAAAAGATAAGGCTGTAGCGCTTTACATAAGAACTCTGAAAAAACAGCCGACCGTATTGAGCGAGTGGAACGACACTTTATGGACTGTGATGGTAGAGAAAGCAATAGTCCACAGGAACAGCGAGATAACCTTTGTATTCTACAATGGTACTAAGGTTAAAGTGAGGCAATAAAACGATCGCTCTACTAAAAATCAATGCCATCTCAATAAAATCAAACAGTAAACACCGCCGCATAGAGAAGCTACTCTCTGTGCGGCGGTGTTCCTTCATATTTTCTTATCGTACACGATGCACTGCTTCACCGGAAGCCTCAATTACGCTCAGACCAATTTTTTCTTTCTTATGATACTGATTGCAACGCTCACGACATTCCAGAGCAGAGAAGTGCCTGCAACGGATACTGCCGCGGTTGCAAGCGGCTTGGAAACATTAACGTTGTCGCTGATAGCGGAAATATTGCCCGCGTCCAACGTCGTATTGTCAGTCAGTGTCAGAATCAGGTTGCCGTTGTCATCAATGCGGCAGCCCTTGATTCCGATACCGTTCTTTCCGTCAACGCCGTCCTTACCGTCTTTTCCGTCCGTACCGTTCTTGCCGTCAGTGCCGACGATTTTACCGAGATTGGTAACAACGCCATCGGTAAACGTGATAATCAGATTGCCGTCGGCATCAATTTCAGCCGATTGTATTCCGTTGCCGTTTGAACCGTCTTGACCGTCCTTTCCTGCGTCACCTTTTTCTCCGGTGACTTTGCCGAGGTTGTGTACAGTACCGTCTGACAGTGTAATGATAAGGTTGCCGTTTTCGTCAACAACAGCATTCTCAATGCCGACTCCGTCAGCACCGTTTCTACCGTTTTCACCGTTGCTTGCGTTTACCTTGCCTGCATTATGCACAGTGTCGTCGGTCAGGGTGATAATAAGATTTCCGTCCTCGTCGATAGTTACCGACTTAACGCCTACGCCTGTAGCGCCGGTATCACCCTTGTCACCCTTGTCACCCTTGTCGCCTTTGTCGCCTTTGTCGCCCTTAGCCTCGGTGACCTTACCAAGGTTATATACTGTATCGTCAGTCAGAGTGATTATGAGGTTTCCGTCATCATCTATCGCTACCGATTTAACGCCTACGCCTGTAGCGCCGGTATCACCCTTGTCACCCTTGTCGCCTTGGTCGCCTTTATCGCCCTTAGCCTCGGTGACCTTACCAAGGTTATATACTGTATCGTCAGTCAGAGTGATTATGAGGTTTCCGTCATCATCTATCGCTACCGATTTAACGCCTATGCCGGCATCGCCTTTTTCTCCTGTTACTTTTCCGAGATCAAGTACAGAGTCATCGGTCAGAGTAATGATCAGTTTTCCGTCTTCGTCAATGACAACGGATTTTACACCGACTCCGGTGTCACCTGTATCGCCCTTTACATCTGTCACTATGACAGTAAGGAGTATATCGCTGTCTACAGTAAATGTTATTTCGTTTTTGTTTGTTTCGGAAAGCAGTTCGCCGCCGATGTACCAGCCCTTGAGAATAAAGGTCGGGTCAAGTGTCACGGTTGCTGTAAGCTGTGTTCCCTCAAGGAGCTTATCGCCGCTAGAGATTTTTTCTTTACCGTTTTTAACCGAAAGGATACAGCCCTCAATAGTTGTGGGGAATGTAACCGTATATTCCGGTATCTTCTCGATTTTTACCGAGATATTTGTATTTGCCTTGACAGCACCTGTCTTATAGGTATAACTGCCGTCGTTGTTGTCGATCCACGAAGCCGTGTCTGCAAGGCGGTAGTTTTCATTCGGCTTTACTGTAACGGTGATCTCATCTCCGTAGCGAATGGTATTACCGCTTACAAAATCTTCGTTTCCGTTTTTAACAGTCATATCGGCATTTTCGATGCTGTCTACTGTAACCGTATATTGCTCGATTTCGGTGAAATACACCTGAATGTCGGTTTTGGTATCCATAACGATTTCATAGTCGTACTGACTGTACAGCTTATCATCTGTCGTTACGGTGTCGACCTTGTCGTCACGGGTAATGACGAGCTTCTGCACTCTGTAATTTTCTGCCGCCTGTGCGGTAAGAACAATTTTTGTGCCGACAATAACACCCGTACCCGACTGATAACCCTGCTTAGTTGCCACTGCGCCTGTCTGATCGCCGCTTGCGGCAGAATAGGTCAGCGTCAGACGGACAGGAACATCAAATTCTGCACCGATCTCAGTGTCCTTTGTAATAGTCATAGTGAAGCTTTCGCCGCTTTGACCCTCGGCGTCGCCTGTCCATGCACGGAACTTGCAGTCTGCGTCAGCTTTGACAGTGAATGTCAGTTCACAATCAACAGGAACATACACGCTGTTGTTGTCATTCAGTTCTATAATATTGCCGTTTGCATCGGTGATCTCTATTGTACCGCCCTCTGCGGGGATATTTACCTTTACCTGCTTGCCGATCTCGGAAAGAGAAGCAAATTCTGCTTCAACAGTGTATTCTTCCGATGCCAATCTCAGCGTATAGGTGTCTGAGCCTGCGGCATCTATGGTTACGGTATTGTTATCCGCATCGGTGATCTTCCACGATTTAAGTCCGTAGCCGCTTTCCGGTACTGCGGCAAATGTTACATCATCGGTGACTGTGCCGCCGGGAGCGCTCAGCGGAGCATCTCCCACTGTCGCACTGACCGTACCTATTACCGCGCCGTCCGCCGTATATGTATCGGTAAATGTGACCTGAGCGGAAGTTACCGCACGCTTGGTCGAAACCTGAATATTTGCTTCACCGTTCAGGGTAAAGGCACATTCGATAGTTCCGTCTGCTTCCGGCGTGAATACCATTGTTTCTCCGCCGTTGTTAAGTGTCATGGATACAAGCTCATACAGTTTGCTCTTCGGGGTGACCTTTACCTTGATGATCTCGCTCTCGCTTATCTCATCTCCCGACTTGATCTCAACATTACCGAGATGGCGCACCTTGATGTCGGCGGCATCTTCGTTATCGACAGAGTAGTTGACATTATAGTCTTTCTTTGCCGTTGTAACCTCGGCGATATTCGACCATGTGCTTTCCTTTTCTTTACAGTCCACCTTGCAAACGGAGGTAACAACAAAGCTAAAGTCGGTGTTGGTTTTCATGTTTTCAATGTCATAGGAGGTCGTGTCGGCGGAGAGCAGATCGGAAATTTTCGTATACTCGCCGTTTTCAATGCTGTACACATAGTAGCCCTCTACCTCCGGCCAACCGGGAGTCTTGTCGGGCTGAGACCATGTAAGGCGCACTGCATCATCTGTGAACAGTTCAGCTTCCAGATCATCTACCGCAGGAGCGGGTGTGCTGACATTTGACAGGCTGTAGCCGATAAAGACAGTCTTGTTGCCTTCCTCACCGTAGAGGTGACGGAACCACTGTCCCAGCGTCCAGTCGAATGTGTACTGCGTGTAAATGCTTGCGGGGATTCCCTCCTCGGCAAGAGCAGGACCGTCAATATCATTGACTGCACCGATGCACCCCTGCGAGGAGGTTTTCGTGGTCGAAACGCCCGAACCGTTGCTGTAGCTCAGACTGGTTTCAAAACCAACATCATGCGAGAATAGTATACCATCGCCGAATACACCGAAGCTGATGGAGAAGTTGAAGTAAAATCCGTGAGAAATCTCCTCAGAAACCGATTTGATATTGCTCTTTGAATAGGAAACCTCATTCAGACCTCCCGCATAGCCCAGACGGATAGTGTTCTGGCTGAGCTGCTGAGCGCCGAGTGCACTGTATGCGCCCCAGCCCAGCTGATTGTACATATAAGGGTTGCCCTCGTTGCCGTTCAGCCAGTTTTCCTCTTCGTTGATCTGCTCAAGGGGATAATAGCAGGCTTCGTCTTTGGAAGTCTTATCCGACTCCTTAGTGATGGCGCGATTGCCCTTTTTCTCCATATAGGAGTTGTATTCTTCAGCAAAGCTGTTGTAGTCGTCAATGCTCATCTGCTGATACACCGGCTGCTGTGGGATAGACAGGCTTATTGCCGTTTCGTCCGACCACTCGCCGTTTTCGTCCAGCACCTCATAGCAGTAGACAAATACCGGCGTTCTTGCAACCAGTGCCGTATTATACGCCTGCGCCTTGACGGTCATGGCGTATTCGGTTTCCAGTGCTTCGGAAAAGCTCTTGCTCCATTCAAGAGAATAGCCGGCAGAGATCTCCAACTCAAAAGGCGCAAACAGTCCGCCGTAGCTGTAGGACATACCCACGCTGTAGGAAACATTTTTTGAAGAGGACTGCTCCAGCTCGTAGCTTTCGGTTATAGTATAGTCAGTCTCGTTATTAGCCGAGTCGCCCAGCGCCGCAAAGTAGGGTGCCGCCTGCATAACCGCCTTGACCTCGGGGTCGCTGTAGGCGTAGCTTACGCCCTTATATCGTGCGATAACGCCGTCCTGGTCACGGTCGCAGGCAGTCAGCAGTACCTGTGCGCCGCCGCCCTTATAACCGCCGTCTGCTTTGTTCGGACCCCAATCGGAGAGTGTTGTTTTAAAGCCGGTAGCCGCGCCGTAATCGGCGGCAGTATCGTTATAAGTGGCGGAAATCAAACCTTTTTTGAAAGAATAAGTATCGTTTCCGTCCCGGCAGGAAGTCACAAATACGATTTGCTCTCTGCCGGCATTGTTGCCGTCAAAATTACCTACAGCAACCGAGCGGATGAATTCTTCGTGCCCGCCGAGCGCACCGTCAAATTGAAAGCCGCTCATTTTATAGCCCTGGGAGGCAACCGTGTTTAATTCGCCGGTAGCGGTGTTGTATGTATACAGCGTGCCGTTGATAAAGATAAAATCTGCGGCACTGGCTCCGTTATAAGCAACCGCCTCCACCGCTAAAGGAGAAACAATGTCTTCGCCATCGGTGCTTTTATATGTCCACTCGTTTGTTGACATGGTTTTGTAATCAGATTGAATAAAGCCATTGTTTTTGTTGTTCAGAAGCGTTGTATAGGCAAGATAGCTTTCATCTGTTTCACCGTAACCATCGATTTCAGCCTTAATACCTGCAACAACAATGTCGTCGTAACCGTCATTGTTGATGTCACCTACCGTTATATTGCAGGCGTTCATGCTGCTTGACGACTGTACTTCTCCGTCGGAGAGCTTGCCCTCGGGGCAGACATAGAAAGATTCATCTGCTTTCTGATTGATAAAAGAGCCTTCCTTCGGCATAGTGCCGCCGTATTTGATTTTTACCTGCGGGCGGTATACATTTTTGTTGTCGCTCGTTATGCAGTTTACATGGAAATACGAAAGCACGGCAAGGTCATCTATATTGTCGCCGTTGAAATCACCGACCACCATTTTTACGCTCAGCTTGTGCATGGCGTTATACAATGTATTTTGTTTTGAGCCGCCGATGCTGTCGTTTCTTGCACCTTTTACCGATTTTCCGCTTTGGTATGTCTCAATATAGAGGTCGTGAAGCAGGTCATAGCCCAAAGATCTGCCATCACCTGTGGTTGTATTATTGTGATTACTAGTCAACTTATTGCCGTCAGCATCGTAACGCAATTCCCAGAGGAGACTACCGACATTATTTATATCTTGGTAAAGGTCGGTAGTAACCCATGTTGCCGACTTTTTTGTGCCGGGTACATAGACAATAACGGTTTCCTTGCCATCATTATCGAAGTCGCCGGCGACGACATCAAGAAGTGCGTTTGTCTCATAGCCGTTGACCTGAAAGTCTCCGTCGGAATCTGCGATCCAGTCGAGGGGAAAATTAATAATATAGGTGCCGCACTGCTTACCCGTTACGGTATTGGACAAAATGGCATAAACTTGTTTGCGTGTTCTGTGAACCCCGACATAGACAACATAGTCTTTTCTTCCGGAACCTGTAGGGTCAAATGCTACCGACTGTATAAACGAAAGCTGTTGAATACTACTGGACAAGCTCAAGTCCGGCAGAGAGCCGTCCGATGCGGTGTTGTTATTTGATATAAAGCTTAGCAGGCTTTCCGCCGTTCCCACATCGGCAATTTTTCCGTTGACCGATGATGCGGTGGTTTGCAAATAAAAAAGCTCGTTTTGCTCCACCATCGCAAACGGGCGGTCAACATCGTATCCGTAGGGGTTGGTCGTCTTGTCGTACCCCGCGGGGACGGTGTTTTTCATCAGTGAATTTGCCGCATCAGATGAAAAGGTCGGACTGTCCGAGCCGTCCTCGGCAAATGACGAAAACGGCAGACTTGCGGCTATCATCGCAACAGCGAGTACCGCACTTATCGCTCGTCGAAAAATGAATTTCTTGTTCATAGTTCATACTCCTTCTAAATTGGGTTTACCGCATACAGCGGCAGAATAGAAAATAAAAAATGAGTCATATAGTTCTTATTAAATATTATATCATAATGCGGAGATTTCGGGCGTGTCGTTTACGCTGTATTGTTGTCGTTTACGTCGCAGAGAATTACACAGACAAAATATCGCTTGTCAAACGACGGATTTTAATGTAAAATAGTATACGGACAATCGGCACAACGAATTTTACTGTAAACGGGAGGTTTCTCGTCATAATGGAGAACAATATACAAAAATCTTTACGGTGGATATGCACGGCACTGTTTCCGATCCTTTGCATCGGCATGATATGGTTTTTGCAGAATTTCACTAAGCTTGATACATCTATACAATATATAGACTGGCAAACTGCCGTCAAAATCGGACAAGATGATTCGCTCACCGAGCTTGACTATTCCGTACCACCTGAAACAGGCGACAGGTTTCGGCTTGAAACAGTCATTCCCGCAAACAGCAAATACGGTAATCTGGTATTTGAAACGGCAGGAATGAATCTGACGGTCAGCATAGACGAAAAAGCGGTGTGGCAGTCCGAAACTCTTGTGCCCGAGGGAGCGGCAGGGCAGACCCAGGCGATTATTCCGCTGCCGCTCGATACCGAATGTAATCTTACCGTTATCGGCACGGTGACCGACACGACAAGCATTATTTTTCCGCCTTTTCCACGCTTTGTGCCTGTAGATGCGGAAGAAATCGAAAGCTACGCCTATGCGAATTATTACAGCATTCCAGCAGGTGCGACCGCTTTCATATCGCTGATGATCGCAGGTCTGTTTCTTTTGGGAATTGCGCGCAAAAATGCTGATTGGAGTCTGATACCGCTTTTCCTCGCCTCTGTGGGGCTTACTATGCAATGGATCACCAAAGGAATGGGACATCATTTTCTCGATGACGGATTGGTCGATTTCCTTAATCGGCAGGAAATAGGCATTCTGTTGCTTGTGCTTTTGATAGTATATCTTGTGATGAACAGACAACGTAAATTCTGGAAATACTTTGGGGTTTCCGCCGCCGTAAGTGCCGTTACATTGGCTGTCGCATACATGGTATCGTTTTTCACAAACAGCCGCCTTTCAAAATATATCGGCAGGCTGATCTCAGATGTCACGGAGTTTTATGATTATTCAGGGCTTCTGTATTGGATCACCGTCTGGACAGTCGCCGTATGTGCGGTCATCTCCGCCTATGCCGTAACACGTTCGATCATTTCGCAGCAGATGGAAGCCAAAACGCTCCGTCTGCGCAACGAGCTTATCATGAACAGCTATCATGCGATAGAAAGCAAGGTGACCGACAGCGCCGCCATTCGCCATGAAATGAAGCATAAAATAATCGCCCTTGACGCACTGTATCAGAAGGGCGATTATAAGACGCTGGGACAGCTGATTGGAGATATAAAACAGCAAAACGATCATTTGGCACAAACGCAGTTTACCGAAAATTTCACGGTCAATACGATTTTGCAGGACGCCGCTTACCGTGCGGCACAGTCCGACATCAGATTTGATGTGCTCGTTTCTGTTCCGCCGCAGCTGACTGTTGCCGAAAGCGATTTATGCGAGCTTTTGATGAATATGCTTGATAATGCGTTGGAAGCCACCGCGGAGGTTACCGACGGAAAACGGTTTGTCCGCTTTCAAATTGAAACAAAGAACGGCTTTCTTGCTGTAAAGTGTGAGAATTCATATTCCGGCAAGCACAGACAGGACGCGGACGGCAACTATCTCACAACCAAAAATGACGCCGAAACCCACGGCTTCGGCTTAAAGCTGATGAACACCGTCGCCGTGCGTTACCACAGCATACTGGATATTTTCACTTCGGAGGATCGGATCTTCACCGTGCAGACAGCGCTTAAGCTGCCTAAAAAATAAATATTAAGAGGTCACCGCCGAATATAAGCGGTGACCTCTTTGTTATTGATTTATATATCGCACAAATGCGCTTTGAAAGGCTTTGTAATAGGCTCTTCCCACCGGGAGCGTTTCGCCGCTTTGCAGAGAAAGCTCCGTTCTACCGATCTCACGCACCTCATTCAAATTCACAAGATAGCTGTTATGACAGCGGGCAAATTGCCCCGCAGGAAGTTGTTTTTCAAAATCCGAAAGCGAAAAATAATAGGTGCTGTTACCTGTACTTTGGTGGATTACTATGCTGTGATTATAGCTCTCGACATATCGTATGTCCGAAAAAGATAAATGCACCAGTTTATTTCCGATGTGAACCACAACGGTTTTCGGTATGTAATTCAGCTTCAGATCAGTGTGGATCGCACTTGCCAGTGCTTCCCGCCGTACAGGCTTTAAGAGAAAATGAATAGGTTGAACGCCGTATCCTTCGCTAAGATAATCCTCACACGCTGTCACAAAAATGATTGACACCCGATTACCTTTTTCTCTTAAAGAACGGGCAAGTTCCATACCCGTCATGCCGTCCATCTGAATATCCAATATCAGCAGGTCAAAGGGGCAGTTTTCGCTGTTAAGCCGTTTTTCAAGCTCTTGAGCCGAACAAAAAGGCTCAAGCTCATATTCAACACTGTCATCAGTTAAAATATCACTACAAAGAGAACATAAATTTTCTCGTATTATATCATCGTCATCGCAAATTGCGATACGGTATGCGTCCATCTTCTCACCTGCAAATTCGGAATTATTATATGTTATTATACCACAAATCAAATCGGCGTCAGCCGACACGGCGGAACGCCGTGCTTTTGTCAACAGACAAAAGGATTTGACGGAAAAATGTTCTCAGACTTGCGGTGCTCCGCAAGCCGTGCAAAGCACGGCAAAATCCGCTTTCGGCGGATTTTATGTCTGAGGTTATTATATCATATTTTCGAGCAGATTGCAACCGGGACGGTATAGTGGTTTGCTTATTACAGGTCAAAGGTCGGCTTTCTGCGGCTTTTTGTTAATTTTAGGAATAATTAAAATATGCACACCCCTTTGCCGAAAATGCACACCCTCACGACCTTTCGTTAAATAGTATAAAGGTAAAAAATAGAAAAGGCTCTGCGGTGACAGTTTTTCTGTCACCGCAGAGCCTTCTTTCGTTAAATTGTATCGATAAATCCCATTAAATAAAGACTTTCGGATAAAGAAAACGGACACCAATCCCGATACGCTTTGTATCAAAATTGGTGTCCTGTTATGGTCGAGGTGACAGGACTCGAACCTGCGGCATCCTGCTCCCAAAGCAGGCGCGCTACCACCTGCGCTACACCTCGATATTTTTATATCAACTT